TTTGGAAGGTTCCTATTTGGGGGGTGCCGATTTGCGTGATGCCAATTTGGAAGTTGCCAATTTGAAAGGTGCCAATTTGGATGTTGCCAATTTGAAAGGTGCCAATTTGCGTGGTGCCAAGTTGGAAGGTGCCGATTTGTATGGTGCCAATTTGAAAGGTGCCAATCTGGAAGGTGCCAATCTGGAAGGTGCCAATCTGGAAGGTGCCAATTTGAAAGGTGCAACATTGCCAGATTTCCAGATCCCACAAGGAGTCGATCTGGTAGTCTACAAGAAACTTCTGAAATGGTTTACCCCCCGTGATGAAAATGGTAGACATGACAGACTTAAAATCTGTTGCTTTAAGCGTGTTGGTTCGAGTCCGACCGGGGGACCAGCTAAACTGTTGCAAAAAACAAAAGGTAAAAACTTTTGAGCAAGAAACGCTTTGAAATTTGGGCAACAGTTTATGACAAGCGTGGTAGAATACTGGCGAAAGGAAAAAACTCTTATCTGAAATCCCATCCCCTGCAATGGAAATTTGCAAAACAAGTAGGACTGAACCACAAGATCTACTTACATGCAGAGATAGATGCAATCAGGAAAGTGAAAAACAGGTCTAAAATCCACAAGATCGTTGTAGAGAGATATAACAGCGGGAAACCTGCAAAATCAAAACCCTGTCCAATATGTGAAGCAGCTATTTCTGCATTTGGGATTAAGATAGTGGAGTACTACAAATGACAGAAAAATGTGCAGTTTACCACTTTAACAGCAAAACTTACGAACCTGTAGGGAGAATAACCTGGAGAGAGTTAAAAGCTGGTGACGTTTACCTAAATTCAAACGGCCGGGTAGGGCAGATAATTTCTTCTGATTATAATAAGGGTAGTGCCAAGATCTGGAAAAGGGTTAAAAATTATCAAGGAACTGTCTGGCTTCGTAGACAAAAAGACTTCAAGATAACACTTCTGGTGGAAGTGAACACGACCAAACCAAACAATGGAGAGACTAAAATGACTGACCAACAACTGTTCAAGATCAAGGGCACCGAACATTTCGGCAATGTGATTGCAACCGATTCACAAGGCAACAAGGTTTTTGAAATTCGTGGGGGCGGAGGAATCCAGGTTGTAAAAGCTGAACAAATTGAAGAGGTATTTCCTTTTACCTTTTCTGTGGTTTTTGTAGGTAATAATAATAATAATAATGGCACACATTACCATTTTCTGGGTAAAGAAGGGGATTTTACTGTTGGAGAACTTCTGATTTATGAAAATGGAGGAAACAACATTGGAATTTGCAAAGTCTGTGCACTAGACACTAAAAGCAGATCTGCAACAAAACCGTTTTCTGGCTATCGTCTAGACGCACAGAAAGTTTAAAACTAGTAAAGGAAATTGCCATGATCGTAAATGGATACAAAATCGAACCTTTCGCCAATCTGGAAGGTGCCGATTTGTGTGGTGCCAAGTTGGAAGGTGCCAAGTTGGAAGGTGCCAATTTGAAAGGTGCCAATCTGGAAGGTGCCGATTTGAAAGGTGCCAATTTGGAAGGTGCCAATTTGAAAGGTGCCAAGTTGGAAGGTGCCAATTTGTATGGTGCCGATTTGTATGGTGCCAATTTGAAAGGTGCCAATCTGGAAGGTGCCAATTTGAAAGGTGCAACATTGCCAGATTTCCAGATCCCACAAGGAGTCGATCTGGTAGTCTACAAGAAACTTCATGAAGGAGTTGTTTGCAGGTTGCTCATTCCTAAAGAAGCCAAACGAACAGCTTCACTGGTGGGGAATAAGTGTAGGGCAGAATATGCTATTGTCCTTGAAGGTGAAGGACACTCCATTTACAATTCCTACTTCAAATATCAAGTAGGAATGAAGGTAATTCCAAACAGTTACAACGAGGATGTTCGAGAAGAATGCAAACCTGGAATCCACTTCTTCATGAAGAAGGAAGATACTGATGCTTATTGGCAGTAGGGCAATTGCCTATTGGAGGGCAGATCTGCGACTTAGACCAGAATCTGATTGGGATTTTATAGGTGATTCCCAAATGGAAGATGATTTCAGAAGGGAATTTCAAATTCCGGATAATAACAAGATTGAATTCCACCACCCAAACCTGTTAAACAACAGAGAAATGGAGTATTATCACAATAGCAGGTATCAAAATGTAATTACCCCAAGGGGTCTGGCAATTCTTTATAGAAGCCATCTTCACAGGGACTACAAGTGGGACTCCCACATCTGCAAATACCACAAATTTATCCTGCCGATGCTGACTGCCCATGAAAAGTCTAATCTGTGGAACAACCCTGAACTAATCATCAGGATTAAGCTGACTAAGGAGACCTACAAAGCAGGAAATCCAAATCTGCTGCAAAGCAATGATGAATTCTTCAACGATGCTGTGGGGAAAGTTTATGAGCATGACTATCTTCATGAACTTTACGCATATGAACATCGGCCAATGTTTGAACGGCTGAAGAAACCTGAAGGTGTAGGATTGGCTTGGTGCGAAAAGGATCTGTGGGATAAGCTGGAAGATTACCAAAAACTGCAATGTGTAGCAGAAGAAGCTTATGTAATTGCAACAGAACGCTACCTGGTTCCTAACAATTGGGAGTTTATCTACAAGAAAGCCTACTATTGGGCTTTGCGAAAGATCTGCACAACACTGACTTCTGGTTGGTTTAGAGACTATGCAATTGATAACTTCCCAGAAGTGTATCATTTGTATGACCCAAACAGAATTGATGCAGTAAGTTACCACTTGAAAAACGGAAATGATGTTCGTTATCACACAAAAGAAGGAGAACAGTGATGAAGTTCTATTGTTTTAAGCAGAACAACTCTGGTGGAAGCTTTGTTGTTGATGTAGAAAAAGGCATTAATGCGACAACCATCATTGAAGCAAACAATGCAACGGAAGCAAATAATATTGCAGAGCGACATGGGATATACTTTAGTGGGGTATCTGCAGGATTTGATTGTGAGTGTTGTGGTGATAGATGGTACAGAGTAGATGAATATGATGGCGAGGATTTTCCACACAAATACGGAAAACCTTTAGAATTCTTTAACAAGTACTACAAACCAAAGGATATCTCAATTATTTACTACAATGGTAGAATTATAAACGGAGAAGGAGAACAGCAATGAGAAATAGTATCGAAGTTATGCTGACCATGCTTGGTCTAGAAATCGTACAAAGGGATCATGGGTCTGATTACGAGGAATCAGGCTACATTGTGGTTCGGAATGGGGACACCTTTGTGAAAGTAACTTTCTACGGCGGTAGTTGTGATGATGGCTATATCGAAGATGTAAGAAAGGTGTCCCCTCGCCCTGCTCAAATTGTGGAGTATGTCTGATGGAAGTTAAAATCAACAGAGAAATTGAACCCAAGCGCAAGGTTGTAGCTTTTATCAAAATAAGTGGGGGTGTTGTTTTTAGAAACAGGGACGACAATTACAGCACGGTAGTGACAAACAACGCGGAATGCTACCAAGGGGGTTTGTCTTTTGATCAAAACGTTAAAGCTGTAGAAGAAGCCAATAGAATCTATGAAGGTGACTCGATCACCATTACATTTTAAGGAGAAATGAGCATGACAAAGACAGTTGAACAACTCAAGCAGGAAATTGCTGTAGTTCTTGCAAATGAAGAACTGGCAGAAAATATGCTGTATGACTATTATGAGGAATCCGAATGGGAAACTGGGGGTGAATCTGTCGGATATCCAGAACTTTCTGGTTTTGACTGCAGGCCAACTGACCACTGTGGCGGGGAAGGTCAAGGACATGATTACTGGGCTGTCTATGGATTTCGGTATACCAATCTTCCTGATTCTCCAACAGTATTCGTGAAGTTCCGGGGTTGGTATGCCTCTTATGACGGGGCAACCTATGAGTCATGGTCTTTCGTAGAACCAAAGCAAAAGACCATCACTGTCTACGAGTAGCCCACTCAATAGTATGAGACTGTTGTATTAACCTATAGCAGTCTCATACTATTAGTATATAACATACTATATAGATTAGATTCTATCTAGTTTCTTTTTCAGTTGTTATATACTATAGTATACTCTATATAGCGAACGTTTCCCGCATTTCAAGAGGTTAGTGTGTAACTTTGTAGGACCGTTGCCGAAAGGCAACACCTATCCCCTCCCCATTGCGCAGCCCCCTCCCCTTCCCTCTTGACTCTTCGCGGTGGACCGTGGTAGTCATGCAGACTCTTGCGCTAGGGCCGATTCTAGGCGATTCTAGGGGGGTTCCGTGGTAAAGGTAGATCACCCTACCTAAAGCAACAAAAGGGCTTCTAGGGTGCCTTCTAGAGCCTCTACGGCATATGAGGTAAAAATGCCTAAAAATACTACCAAGACAAACCAACTTTACATCATCCGGGGTCTTCCGGGTTCTGGAAAGTCTACGATGGCCAAGGAACTTTTTGATTCAGGTCTTGTTGACCACATCGTGGAAGCAGATCAGTTTATGGTTGACAAGGACAAGAACTACAAGTTTCAGCCGGAACTCTTGAAGTTCTGCCATGAGTCTTGTATTTCCTGGACTGAGCACTATTTGTGGCAAGGTTACAATGTGGCTGTTGCCAATACTTTTACCCGAGTCTGGGAAATGGCCCCCTACTTCAAATTGGGATATCCCTACACAGTTCTGGAAGCGAAGGGTAACTACAAGAATATTCACGGGGTTACTAACTACACGATCAAGCAGATGGCTGATCGTTGGCAAAACTACCTTCCCGGTTAAAGGACAAATACAGATGCAATTTACAACAGATATCCGCTCACTGAAATTCCTGCGGCAGTTCCATCGGAACAGGATCCTGAGATTTGCAGCAGGCCGCCAGTTCAAAAACGTTGAAGATAAAAACGATCTTGAACGCAGTCAAAGGATTGTCGGTAAAGTCACAGAAATTCTTGGGGAGCAGGAGTGAAAAGTTTTGAAGGTTGGTTTTCTCTTTTAGAGGATTGGCTCTTTGAGCAACCTGTCTGGATAAGTGCACCTATTTGGGCATTTATCTGGCTGTTTTTCTTGTTGACAATTTTTATTGTCTTTTCACTTATCGTTCTCTATATACCATGGGTTTTGACAGCAATCCCTGCGATTTGGTTGGGCTTCGTGATCAGACACTACAGCAGGAATCAAGGAAATGACAATGAATACTGATAACATGATTTTCGTTTTTGGTTCAAATCTTGCAGGTATTCATGGCGCAGGTGCGGCTAAATGGGCAAGATACAATCGCGGAGCAATCTTCGGGATTGGCGCAGGAAGGTGTGGTCAAAGCTATGCAATCCCTACAAAAGACGAAAACCTGCGGATTTTACCACTTGTCACAATCAATGATTACATTGTCAAATTCCTTGAGTATGTCTCTAAACTGTCAGAAACCCAATTCCAAGTGACACAATTAGGTTGTGGTTTGGCTGGATATGAGCCTAAGGATATTGCTCCACTCTTTTTTGGAGCGTCTCGCAATTGCTTCTTTGATACTGACTGGATTCCTTGGCTTGGGTATTCTCACAACTATTGGGGGAACCAGAGGTAACTGTGGCAGAATTATCACATAAAAGTTGTCCTTTCTGCGGGAGTAGCGATGCTTTTAGTTACTCCACAGATACAGGAATGTTTAGTTGCTTCTCTTGTGCGGCAACCCCAAAAAACAAACGTGGCCGTGTGTTCAATGGCAGGGACTTGATTCCTTTTGATCAAAGCCCAGAACTTGATGAGGGACTAGTATTGGAACCATATGTTAGAGATTATAGGGGAATCAAGAAATCCGTTCTTGAAGACAAAGGAGTCTATTTTACAAAACTTGGTGACAGGGAAACTGTTCACTACCATTATCCACACGCAGTCAAATCCCGGACTCTTCCAAAGGTTATTACGACTAGTGGCCAGCTAGATGCATTCTACGGCCAGGATGACTATAATGGTGGTAAGGTAATTACAATTACCGAGGGAGAAGAAGATCGTCTTTCTGTCATTCAAATCATGGGAGATTGGCCAGTTGTGTCTGTTCCAGGCGCAAACCCTTCAAAAGCCTTTTGGCTAGCTGCCAGAGAATACCTAAAGAATTTTGAAAAGATTGTCCTCAGTCTTGACAATGACGAGCCGGGAAACCTTCTTGCAGAAAAGTTCTTTAGGGCTTTTCCTGGTAAGGTCTACAGAGTCAATCATGGCAAGCATAAAGATGCCAACGATTTCCTGCAGGCTGGTGAACAACAGGAATACAAGACTTCTTGGTGGAATGCCCAAAAGGTAAAGCCGGAGAATATCAACACTACAGCCGAAGATTTTATCAGGGTTTACGAAGAGACCCCAAACTACGAATTTTTCAAAACCAACATCGAAGAACTTGATGCCAAGATGTTAGGAATCCACAAGGGGGCATTTACTCTTGTTTTGGCACCCACCGGGATAGGAAAAACGGAATTCTTTCGTTATCTTGAATATCAGTGTTACAAAGGCAGTAACTATTCTTTTGCCTTCTGCCACGGCGAAGAAACGGAATTGCGTTCGCTTCTTGGGCTAGTTTCCTATGAATTGCAAGACAATCTAACCCGGAAAGACCTTATTGAAGAGAAAAGCAGGGAAGCCGAAGTAAAGGAAGTTTTAAAGTCGTTTGGTGAGAGTGAAAGGTTCTACCAATTCAAGATTGGGTTGTCTGATACAGTAGATGATATTGTGGAGAATATCCGATTCCTTGCAACAGCTATGGGAGTAGACTTCTTCTTCATTGAACCTATTCAGGATTTCATCAGTGGGGATACTTCTACAAAAGAAAATCTGCTAACGGATCTTGTCAACAAGATGAAGCGTATGGCACCAGAACTTAATGTAGGTATTGTTGTTATCGCTCACGCTAACGAAGATGGTGATGCAAAATATTGTAAGTCAATCACGCAATCTGCAGCTTATGAGATTGTCTTGGACAGAGATAGAGAATCGGAAGACCCTATTGAACAAAATCGCACATATGTTTCAGTTGGCAGGAAAAATAGGACCGGCGGAGGTTCTGGCCCTGCTGGTTGTCTTTCTTTCTCTGTTGATTCCTACACTCTTGCACCTGAGCATATTCCTGTGGTTAACTCGGTAAAACCAAAAGCCAAAAAAGAAGTTGTGACTGTGAGTAAGTCTGCAAAGACAGATGACCTACCATTTTGAAAGGAAAGCAAATGAACGTAAGACAACCAAAGTATCAGATGGGACAAAAGTTTGTTTTTGAAGAAAAGGTAGTAGTTAACCACAGAGAGCATGTTATAGTAAGTTCCGCTGTTGTAACAGGTATTGCAGCAAGTTCAACAGATTCTGATTTCATGTATCACTACGAACTTTCAGTGGAATTTCCACAGGCTTACTACAGTCCACCAAAAGTTAGACCTGCTGTTAGGGAAACTCTTTTAGGAAGTACCTACAAACTAGCAGGAGAGTCCCAATGAATTTTGAAACGTGGCACGCAACCAAGATCAACCATATTGAAGAAGTGCTATTTGAAGAGGGCGAAATCAAAACTTCTGTCACCCTGCTAGTAGAATCCATTGCAAAAGAAGCTTGGAATCATGGCTACGAAAACCATTTGCTTGAAATGGCAGAGGCTATGGAACAACTTGGAATCACCGACAAGGAAACTTTTGATGAGGATGACACCTTTGGCTACGAATATTACCGATAAACCCTTTTTGATCTTTGACATTGAAGCAGATGCCCTGCTCGACAGGGTTACTAAAATTCACTGTCTTTCCTATTCTTCACCAGAAGGTGATACACGAGGGACACTTATCGAAAGGCATGACATTGAAGATTTCTTCAAACAAGATGCTGTCTTTGTAGGTCATTATATCGTTGGATATGACTTCAGGGCACTCACCAAGATCTACAATATACCAAAGCCTAAAGATTTCGCAGATACCCTAGGATTGTGTTGGGCACTCCACCCAGAGAGAGAATCCTATGGTCTGGAATCTTATGGTGAGACTTTCGGGGTTCCTAAGCTAAAGATTGATGATTGGGAGAACCTGAAATTGTTGGACTATGTTCACAGGTGTGAAACTGACGTAGAAATTAATAGGCTGCTGTTTAACCAACTCATGCAAAAACTGAAGGAGATCTACGAATGACTGTCCTTACTGTTCATGATATTTTCCCAAGCACGCATATCCCAGAATATGTGTGTGAATATTATCATTACAACTACACTGACCAAGAAAAAACAGATGGAAATCTCGTAGGGCATCTTTACAAAGCGGTAAGCAACCAAACGTCCACAAGAGTATTTGGGGATCATAAGAAGTTGAAATTCTCTTTTTGGTCTTCTGACTTTAGTGGTGCTATCTTTCGTTTGGGGTATATCTACTGGCTGTCTCTACCGTCGACAGAAGAAGTTTTCAAAGGGATGGTTTTTGCAGTTACAACAGACAAGCAAAGAGTAACTGGTAAAAAGACTTTGGTGAAGTTGGGAAGACTCCTGTTGAAGATGTACCCTTGGCTACAACCAAAAGAAATTGAAGCTGTCGTTGATTCCTACAAAGAAGAGTTTAGCCTAAGACATTTCACTCTCCACAGGTCTCACGAAATTGCAAAAATCTGCAGAAAATCTTTGGCAAGAACTCAGAATTTTGCAACCACCACTTTCAAGAAGTCCCTGTCCAACTCTTGTATGAGACATGACTTTAATCAGACAGTGCACCCTATGAAAGCCTACGAAAGCGGTGAATTTGAGGTAATCTACTTGCTAGACGGCAACAAAAAGCTTGCAGCAAGAACCATTCTTAGAATTTCCAACGGAACTTATGCACCAATCTATTGTGTTTGTAATCAGGCTTACGACCAACTTAAAGAGTATCTTCGTGGACAGGGTTATGAATCTCTCGAGAACAATCCCCGTGGTTGGGCCGGTGCAAAACTCCTACTGCTAGAAACTTGGGTAGAATCTGGTGAAGATGACGAAGGCTATGAAACTGGTGGGCATGAATCTTATGCAGTTCCTTATGTAGATTGTATTCCTTGTGCTTACAACCCCATTGTAGATGATTATATTGTAATTGCAGATTGGGAAGATTATGATGGAGAAGACTACAACGAAAGAGAACCAGGAAAAGGACGATATGTTCACCTTAAAACAGCAGATGGCTACTATGGCGACTGATGCTTGGAGATACATACAGTATCTGAATTTCAAACTTGAGTGTCTTGTAGAACAGGAAGATCTTGGCCTGGAAATTGATGTTTCTTCGATAGAGGACCACATAAAGTCTCTTGAGGAACAAAAGGCTCCTGTCATGGAGTCTCTAAAGTTGTCCATGCCAAAGGTGCCTGTCTACAGCATCAAGACCAAACCAAAGATTACTCACAAGAAAGATGGGAGTCTGTCTGCTCATGGAGAGAGGTGGTTTAGCCTTCTCAAAGAAAACAAGTTGTCCATGACTTTTAGTGGAGAACTGCGGCTGATATCAGGCTATGAAGAACCAAATCCAGGGTCTACTCTACAGGTAAAATCCTGGTTGGAATCTCTTGGTTGGGAACCCTGCACCTTCAAATACAACCGCGACAAACAAACAGGAGAAGAAAAGACTGTAGCGCAAGTTCGGTATTCTAGCCCTGCACACCCCAAGAAAGGAGAACTGACCGAAAGTGTCTTACGGCTGAAAGTCAAAGAACCTGGAATTGAGGCTCTTGAAGGTATTACAGTGATCAACCACAGGTTAAGCATCTTCAATGGATTCTTGGAACAGTGTAAAACAAGAGAGACAGGGGAACCTTTTGTTGTAGCTGGTGCTCATGGGTTTACAAACACCTTAAGGCTTCGTCACAAGATTCCGATTGTCAACCTTCCAAAAGTTGGCAAGCCGTGGGGGGAAGAAATCCGCAGTATCATAGTGTCACCCAAAGGACACAGCTTCTTGGGGAGTGATCTGGTGTCCCTTGAAAGCACGACCAAGCGTCACTATATGTTTACACACGACCCCGATTACGTAAACGAAATGAGTGACCCTGATTTCGATGAACACCTAGACCTTGCGGTTCATGCAGGGGTTATCACAAAGGAACAGGCGCTTGCTCACGTCAGGAAAGAGGTAAGTCTAAAGGAAATTCGTGATCCCTACAAGGCAACAAACTATTCTGCTGTCTATGGAGTTGGACCCCCAAAGCTTGCTCGAGAACTGTCTATTGGCCTAGGGAAAGCAAAGAAACTTTTGTCCGACTATTGGGACAGGAATTGGGCGGTCAAGGAAGTTGTCAAAGAACAATATGTCAAAACTCTTAAAGATGGTTCAATGTGGTTGTTCAATCCTGTTAGTGGGTTTTACTACAGCTTGAGGTTTGAGAAAGACATATTCTCTACCTTGAACCAATCTACAGGCGTGTATTGCTTTGACACTTGGGTTGCCTTTTGCAGGGCGGCAGGGGTAAAGATTCCCATGCAATACCACGACGAAATTCTTGTGTTAACAGAGGATGAACAAATTGAGTTGACAAAGACAAAACTCTATTCGGCTATTGATAAAACCAATAGCAAGATCAAACTAAACGTACCGCTTGCTATTGATGTGCAAGTTGGTAAAAACTACGCAGAAGTACACTAGGAGAATACACATGGCTTCACAAACTAACTGGATTGAAATTAACGCTTTTGTGCAATGGGCACGAGTTTTTGAAAGCAACCGTGATACTGCAGAAAAGGCAAAGACCGACCATAAAGGTGTCATCAAGTATCTGCAAAAGTATGATGGTGAATACAAGGTAGACGTGTTTCCTGCCACACAAGCTGATCTGGACAAGGCCAAGGCAAACCTTTCCGAGAAGCTTTATGGTAAGGGAAATCCTCGTTTTGTCGAAGTAGAAGATGGTCCTGGAATGGGAGTCAAGTTCCAACTTTCCCGGCGCCACAGTGATACTCAGACCTGGAAGGATAAGAAAACCGGGGAAGATAAGGTTATTGACTTTGGTGGCCAGCCTGAAATCGTGTGGTGGAATGAGGACAAGGGTTTTGGCACAAAGTGGGATTTTGGGAATGATGGCCTGATTGGTAATGGATCTTATGTCAAGATCAAGTTCACAGTTTATGGTCAACCCGGAAATCCCACAGAGTCAGATACCGTGCGCTTGGAAAAGATTGGGGTTATCGACCAAGTTGTCTATAACAGCGAAGGGAGTGGTTTCTAATGGCTAACCTAGAAGTAGTAGAGATTGTCCCGCCGGTAAAAGCCATCAAAGAGTATACTTTGAAGCTAAACCAAAAAGAGTTTGAGGCTCTTATGGCTCTTGTTGGTGAGGTGCGGGGCAACTCGTCCAGTCCCTTGCGGCAAGTTACAGGGCCTCTTTGGAAAGATCTTTTTGAAAAACTCTATATCAGCAGCAATTTTGGATCGGACCTGGAACATTATAAGATTCTCCGGGAAGGGTATCGTGCAAGTGTCGATTGAACAAATTCAGGTAGTGCTAAACCCTGATGTTCTTCCTTCTGGAACAGACCTAGCAGTAGTGAATGCTGCTAGGCGTTCCTTTGGTTCTCGGTCGGAAGAACTTTCGAGTAAGGACATTAGACTAATCCAATTTCTTGCAAGGGGGTTGCAGACTAAAGATTGGGAAGACTTCTTGTGTCGTATTGAATACGAATCTTGCACCAATCAGCACAGTGACAATTTTGACACACTAAAAGAATTACTTTGGAAGTTCAGGAACACACCTACACACGACACTCCATTTAATCACTGTCACATTTCTTTTGAAGTAAAGGCACCAATCTTCGTTGCAAGACAACTGGTGAAAACTGAGTATGCACCTTTCAGTGAGTTCTCCCGCAGGTATATCACAGAAGATGTAGAGTTCTATCTGCATGACTACCGAGAGGCTTCTACAGACAAAAAGCAAGGCTCTGGTGGGATTCATTCTCACAACACTTATTGGCAAAAAGAAGCAACTAAGCACAACCGAAAAGCCTTAGAAACCTACAATTCCATGCTTGCTGGTGGGGTTGCTCCAGAACAGGCTAGGGGAGTGTTGCCGCAAGACCTTATGACTTCATGGACTTGGAGTGCTACTCTAGGAGCATTCGCAAAGATGTGCAGAGAACGACTTGGTTCTGACGCACAGAAAGAAACCAGATATGTTGCAGAGCAAGTATACGCTTACCTTAAGCAGTACTACCCACATTCTGCAGTTGCACTAGTAGAAGGTTGTTAAAACAGTGGCAAGTAAAAGTATTACAACACTAAAGCATGATATTGAGCATGTCTTGAAAACTGGCGAAGGCTGGAGTAGCGAAATTGCATCCTGGGTAGGATTCCAAATTGCAACAGCTTTAACTCGACAACTATCCCCTCGGTCTGGAAAGCCTGCACTGAGAATGAGCAACATTGGAACCCCTTGCGACAGAAAGCTTTGGTATACTCTAAACGAGTGGTCAAACGACCTAAAAGAGGATCTTCCACCAAACGCACTGAACAAGTTCATTTTCGGGGACATTATCGAAGCCTGGACTCTAGGTCTTATCAAAGCCTCTGGTCACAAACTTGAGGGAATGCAAGACGTTGTTGAAATTGCTGGTATCAAAGGTTCTCGTGACTGTGTAGTAGATGGTATGCTTGTAGACGTAAAGTCTGTGTCTTCCTTCGGGTTTAACAAGTTCGTGGATAATGGGTTGCTTAAAGACGATCCTTTTGGTTACCTTTCGCAACTGTCAAGTTATCTTTATGCTTCCAGAAATGATCCCATTGTAACGAACAAGACACATGCAGCTTTTGTAGCAGTAGACAAGCAGCTTGGCACTATTGCCGTAGATATCTATGACTTTAGGGAATTTACAGCAGATAAGGAAGCCGAAGTTGAATCCAAGAAGCAGTTGGTAAAACTCCCACAACCACCAGAAAGGGATCCAATCTATTCGGATCAACCAGACGGCAAAAGCGGTAACATGAAATTGTGCACAACTTGCAGCTACTGTGATTTCAAGAAAATCTGTTGGCCAAACCTGCAGACATACATCTATTCGAGTGGTCCCAGGTTTCTTACAAAAGTTGAACGTGAACCCAATGTATTTAAGGTAGACTAGAATGGCAAGACAAAAGTTTGTTGTTGGTGACAAGGTAATCTGCACAAAAGCAATGAGTGGCGGTTACAAGGAAGGTAAAGTCTACGAAGTTATTTTAACCAAAGATGAACTTCCTGGTTTGAAAGCAGATGACGGTTTTGAAGATACTTTTGGTATGATGGTCTCTGTATTCGAACTACACGAAAAATCTAAAGTCCAAAAACTGATAACTGACAGGTCAAAAGCCAAAAATGTCAAAGTGGACACAAAGACGTAGGTCTTGCCAAACGATATACACACACGAAGATAACAACTATCAAGTTATCCACGAGCACCAAGACAATAGAATTGTCTATAAAGGGCAGACCTACGAGAATGTGGAAGAAGCAAAGCAACAAGCAGAAAGGGACGTAAATGACCCATGAAGTTAAACACTTTCCAAAATTTAACGTTGAAGCTGTAGAAAGACTCTACAGTGAAAAAGACGGAGTACCTATCAAATATGTATGCACTACAGAATTGAAATCCTATGGGGTTGTCCGTGATGTGTTCTATAGGGAGACTCCTCATCCTGTGTTTGGTAACAAGTATTTTGGAATTGGTTATTCTTATGACTTCTCGGGTGAAGCCTACTTAACCATTGCAAATGCAGATGCAGTAGAAAGTCTTTTCTTTACTTGTGTGAAGAATGGAGACCTGTGGACCTATTCCCAAGGGACTCACGACTTTCGTAGTTGGGGTAAGGTGGCAATTGACGGTGGCAGAAGCTATTTAAGACTTGTGGGTGATGTTGGTCAGGTAGAGTCCGCAATTTTTGCAGTCAAGGATGGAGAGTTCAAGTGGAAGAGATAATTCCTGCCGCGCTTTGTTTTGTCTTGGGGTTTTTAATGGGACTATCATATGAGAAAGATTAAAGTAAAAATCAACGAAAGAAAAGGTATCTATGAAATTGAACTGTTTCAAAAAACAGAAGACAAAGGTTACAGGTTTCTTTGGGGTGAAGATTTCGAGCAATCTGAGGAAGCCCTTGAAAACCTTACATCAAAGATCTATTGGTATCTGACACATGCCTGACGTTTGGGTAATTTCCGACTCGCATTTCTCACACTACAACATGGTTCATAAGTTTAAGACTCGTCCGTTTGAAACTGTAGAGGAAATGGACGAAATTCTTGTTGAAAACTGGAACAAGGTTGTAAAACCAGGAGATAAAGTCTACCATCTTGGTGATGTAGCTTTTGGAGACAAGACAAAACATCCACCCTTACTAAAGAGGCTCAACGGTAGAAAGCGTCTTGTTGTAGGTAATCACGACAGTATCACACATCTTGCACCATATTTTGACAAGGTAATGCTTTGGAGACAGTGGCCAGACCTAGGGCTGTTGTTTACTCACGTTCCTGTTCACCAATCTACACTAAAGGAGTCCAGACATGGAAATAAGTTTGACCACACTATTAATGTTCACGGGCATATACATTCTAATAGAAGCCCTATTGGGCCTTATCGGTGTGTATGTGTTGAGCAAACTGATTACTCGCCAGTGCACATAGAGGAATTGAGACAATGATTGATCTGATGTGTTTGGCTACAGTAGTTTATCTTGAAGCAAGGGGAGAACCTTATGAAGGACAAATGGCTGTAGCAGAAGTGGTAATCAATAGGGTTAACGATGAGAACTTTCCAAACGAACCTTGTGATGTAATTATGCAACATGGTCAGTTTTCTTACAGAGAAGGTCTTGAAAATGTAGTATCTGGTACTATGTCCTACCAAGCAGCTTATGAAGTGTTGACTTGTGGTTCTGATTTGACAGATGGTTCTACATATTTTCATAGTGGTTCTGCTCCATATTGGACGCAAGAATTTACCTACACAATTACGATAGGTGGTCATGATTTTTATAGGGATGATGGATGAAAAATACAGGGGAACAGTATTTTAGTTATACTACCAATAAGTTTAAAACTCACATAAATGAATCTGGTCGAGTTTGCACGTGCTGTGGGGTTTATAAAGTTTGGGAAGAATATGCTAAATGCCCTAAAACTAAAACTGGTAGGCAAGCAACTTGTCGAGAGTGTAAAAGTAAAAAACCGTATAGAAAGGTAGACCACCGTAGAAAAGAGTATAATTCTGGAAAAATGTTTAAAAAAGAGTTAAAAAAGGAAAACCCTACCTTGGTCAAAGCTAGAGATATTCGATCTAAACTAATGACCAGGCATAGGAAAATCTCTTTAGATAGAGAACACATACCAACTGCGGCAGAAATTAAGGCTTGGTTAGATAAACAAGCACCTTTTAAGTGTTACTACTCAAATCAACAGATTGACTTATTTAAATGTCATGTGGATCACAAACAGCCTTTAAATAGAGGTGGTAATAGTGAGTTATCAAACTTGTGTTTGACAGACCCAAAATACAATTCTGCTAAAGGTGCTATGACGGAAAAAGAATTCAAACAGTTGTTAGAACTGATTAACAGTTGGGAAGATTCTGGTAAATATCTTTTAATGAGACTTAGACAAGGTTTTATGGGTAAAGGTGGAAAATGACTAAAACAGAAATAATAGTTAATTGGCTGAATTCCAGATTTCGTTACAAGCGCGACAGCAAACTAGATTCGTGGCGTATCATGCGTTTAAACGGAGAAGTCTTGCAAGGTGATTGTGACGACTACTCTGTAACACTAATGTATCTTCTTTCAGAAGAATCCATGTCACGTATGTTGTGGAATCTTGCAACCTTCAAGTTTATCCCTTGGTTCTGCAGACTACCTGATGATCAATACCATATTGCTCTTTGGGTTCGTGGAGAAGGCTGGATTGATAATGTCCAAAAGAAGTTTACAAAAGAGAAGCCAAAGTATCGTTGGTATTTCCCTTACCCATTTCCTATAGTGCTTCTCAAGATTACTATTGGGAGCGTACTTCGTGGGTAAGACAGCAGTAGTATTTACTTGTGCCCACGCCAATCCAGAAGTGTCTAACGACAGGTTTAGCTGGTTAGGTAGTTTGATCTATGATTTGAAACCTGATTATGTTGTGGATTTAGGTGACTTTGATGATATGACTTCGCTCAACACCTACGACACAAGATATCCGAAAGCAGTCATCAACGAGTCTTACCAAGCTGACATTGAACATGGACAAGACGCAAGAGAAAGAATTTGGCACAAGTTCAGACACAACAAAAAACGTCTTCCTTATCGAGTAGGATTTGAGGGTAATCATGAAAACCGTATACGCCGTGCTGTGCTATTTGACCCGAGACTTGAGGGTGATAAGTATGGAATTAGCTTCAAGCATTTGCAAACAGATCACTGGTATGATGAATACCATGATTATGAGAATGGGGCACCTGCTCTCAGGGAGTTGGACGGAGTATTATACGGGCATTATGTTGCTTCTGGTAACTATGGAACGGCTTTGTCAGGGATACATCACGCCTATTCATTAATTCAGAAGCTTAACTGTAGTGTAACCGTAGGCCACTCCCATCTGAGGCATTACTATGCGAAACAGGATGCCAGACCTAATCCTATCCACGGCCTTGTTGCTGGCTGTTTTAAGGGTGCTGATGAGTCATGGGCAGGGCAAGCTAATAGTTCTTGGTGGAAAGGTATCGTCATTAAACGTAACATTTCCGAGGGTGACTATGATGTAGAGTTCGTTAGTTTAAAGCAGTTAGAAAAAGCCTATGGGTAAAATTTCTAGAGAGAAGCTTAAGGAATTGTTCCGGTATAAAGATGGAAAACTCTATGATTACAAAGACAAACCCTTCGGTTCTTACTGTAAAGACGGGTATCTTCAAGGCATTCTGTTTGGTGTGTCTTATAAATTGCACAGACTTATCTGGCTATACCACAAAGGGGAGTTTCCAAAGGGCAGTTTGGATCACATCAACGGGGTCAGAGACGATAACAGAATCGAAAATTTAAGAGAGTGTACACCACAACAAAACTCTTTTAATAAAAAGTCTATAAATAAAACTTCAAATTATAAAGGTGTTTGTTGGAACAAGAATGAGAAAAAATGGACTGCGCAGTACTACTGTGACGGAAAGAAAATTTTTCTTGGCTACTTTCTTGAGGAGACACTTGCCGCCAAAGCTTACGACAAAGCAGTTAAAGAATTACATGGGGAATTTAGGAGATTGAATTATGGGTAAAACTTTTGAAGAGTATTGGTGGGTAGCTGAAGGCGCTCTTCTAGATATGGCAGAGTTGAACGATGAGTTCGCTCCAAAAGTCAACTACGAAGCAGTCAAATATATGGCTAAAGTTGTATGGGAAGACTCTCGTTACAACATGACGACAAGGGATATCTAATGGGCAAGCGATCAAACAAAGGGGTTATTCGGCCAAGGGATTATTGGCCTACAGTAGACCCTGATGCTTTCATTCCACTAGTTCCATTTATTCGAGGTATGGCCTACGCAGAGCCTTGCTACGGTGCAGGAGACTTGGAAGATGGTTTTAGGGAAACGGCTATTTGTAGGTGGCGCAGCGATATTGAACCACAAGTGAGGGGAGTAGTTCAGCAAGACGCCACAACTCTCACTAAAGAAGACCTTCAAGACTGTAACCTGATTGTAACCAATCCTCCGTTTTCTTGGGAAATGCTGAAACCCCTGCTTGACCACTTACCAACACTGAAACCAACCTGGCTTTTACTTCCTGCGGACTTTATGCACAACAAAAGAAGTGCTCCCTACATACTCAACTGTAGTACTATTGTAGCAGTAAGGCGGTTATACTGGTGGCTCGGGGACGACGGTAATCCTACGCAAAATGGTATCAAGGGTAAAGACAATTACTGTTGGTATTTGTTCCACGATTCCCCACAAGACTACACAAAATTCATCCCGAGGCTATGATGTTTGTACAAGTAGAAAAATACATCAAGCAAGTGTTAAAAACTTACGGTTTTGCAAGAATTCTGGAAGACTTTGACCTTGACCATGCAAAAGTCCTTCAAGTTTTGGAAGATCACGGATACATCAACCTAGATGATTATAGAGAAGGTGCAGATTATGAAGAATAAACTTTGGGAAAATGAAGCAGAATTTAGAGCACACGACAGGGTCCAGAGAATGACACCTACACAAATGCTTCTAGAGTTCCATAAGACCTACAAAAGTGACCTAAACAAAGATTGGTATGAAGCAAAAGACCTCGAACGTCTAAGGACACTTCTTGTAAAAGAAGAAGCCAACGAGTTTCTGGCAGCAGAAGAGCCCACAGAAATCCTGAAAGAACTTGTGGATATTCTCTATGTCTGCTACGGCTATGCTGTATCTTTTGGTTGGGATGTTGAAGAAGCTTTCCGAAGGGTTCATCTTTCAAACATGAGCAAGCTAGACGAGAATGGAGAACCTATTTTTCGGAACGATGGTAAAGTCTTGAAAGGACCAAACTACAAAGAACCTGACCTATCAGATTTGATTACAAGGGGTAGCAATTGAATATTGCATTAGACTACGACGATACTTTTACGAGAGACCCCCGAATGTGGAAAATGTTTATCTCTCAGGCTTGGGCAATGGGGCACACTGTCTACTTGGTAACAGCAAGAAATTTGTCTCAGATGGAAGAAGTCTATACAGACTTGCAAGGCTGGATTCCTGTCAAGAATATCTACTGCACAAGTCTCAAAGCTAAACACAAGTACATGGCAGAACAAAACGTTTGGGTTGATGTTTGGATTGATGACAACCCGTGGTCAATCACACAAGGGTTCTTAACCAATGAGTAGTATCACAGTATACACACAGCCTTCTTGTGGGCCTTGTACAGCCGTTAAACGTTGGTTGACCGTCAACAACCTACCCTTTACAGAGAAGGGGCCTACAGAAGCCCTACAGGAAGGCTACAGGACTACTCCGGTAGTGACCTACAAAGGACTGACTGTATTTGGCTTCCTTTTACCAGAACTAAACAATCTAAAAGACCTATACCATGCGGAGAATTGAATGAGCAACAACCAAAGTAATAAACATCTACCAACATACACACACTATGTGTAAGCGCTATGACTGTCTATAGAGCCGTTAATAAACAAACTAAAAATCTACAAAGGAACTTTAGATGAAAGATTATTTGCCAACTGATTATTCCCGCTTTATTGCTACTTCCCGCTACAGCAGATGGCTTGAAGACCTTGGACGAAGAGAAACCTGGGAAGAGACTGTAGAGAGGTTCATTACTTTTGTAGTCAAACCTAAAGTAACAAACTTGAAACTTGTGGATGAAATCCGACAGGCAATTCTAAACCTGGAAGTAATGCCTTCCATGCGGGCACTTATGACGGCTGGCCCTGCCCTACTCCGTGATAATACCTGTGCCTACAACTGTGCGTATATGCCAGTGGACAATGTGAAATCTTTTGATGAAGCAATGTTTATCCTCATGTGTGGTACTGGTGTTGGATTCTCTGTAGAGCGGCAGTATGTTTCAAAACTACCGACTGTCCCTGATAAGATGTTCAAGTCTGAAACCACAATCGTAGTGCAAGACTCCAAGGAAGGTTGGTCAAAGGCTCTTCGGCAACTTGTCTCCCTACTCTATGCAGGAGAAATCCCAAGTTGGGATACTTCAAAGGTTCGTGCTGCAGGGGAAAGGCTAAAGACTTTTGGTGGCAGGGCTTCTGGTCCTTATCCTCTTGTGGACCTGTTCAACTTTGTGACTAACACTTTTGTCAATGCTGCAGGACGTAAACTATCTTCTGTGGAAGTCCACGACATTATGTGCAAGATTGGAGAAGTTGTTGTTGTGGGTGGTGTTCGTAGGTCTGCAATGATTAGCCTTTCCAACTTGTCTGACGATAGACTACGACATGCAAAGTCTGGTCAATGGTGGGAGAACAATCCACAGCGCGCACTTGCAAACAATAGTGTAGCCTACACAGAAAAACCAGATACAGAGACTTTCTTGCGTGAATGGCTGGCTCTTGTAGAAAGCAAGTCTGGGGAACGTGGTATCTTCAATAGGGAAGCCTCGGTAAAACAGGCAGCAAAGAATGGCAGGCGCAATACCGATTTTGAATTTGGAACTAATCCGTTAGCCATTTAAAATGTGCGGATTTAAAATCCCTTCTGATTGACTTGGACGGGTATATCAACCCTACAGGGCGCAAGCGTAAAGGTAGCGTGAGAGACTAAGTGAAGGGAACACTAAATGATTGTTTATTGGATAAGAGAAAAGCTACATACTGACATATACACAGAGGGTTACGTAGGTATTACTAAAGGGACGTTAGAAGAACGTATTCGTTCACACAAGAAGAACAAGGGAAACTCCATCGTAGCAGGTAAACTACGCACTGGTAAAAACCTTGAATATTCAATTGTTCATAAAGTAGATACCTTGGAAGAAGCCTTAGAACTTGAAGCACTTTATAGGCCAACTCAAAACATTGGTTGGAACCTACAACGTGGTGGAGAGATTGGTGTTGAATCTGGTTGGTATGATATCCCAGAAAACAAACTAAAACACAGCATGAAAACGTCAGAAGCTACAAGACGTGGAATTGCCATTAAAGATACTACAGAAGCAAGAGCAGAAAGAGCAAGGCAAAATCATCTAAAGAGTAGTAATTACAAAGACTCTATGAAAGGTGAAAAGAACCCTCGCGCACTTCTAACCGAATCTGACGTTAAGAAGATCAAGTATGAAATGTTCCCTAGTGGATTTAGTAATACAGATATTGCTTCTACCTTTAATGTAAAACCATATGTAATCAGTTTCATTAGAACTGGTAAGAATTGGTCTTATGTGTAGTGTATGCGATAGTCCAGCGCACGATATGAATGATATTGTTACGTATTGTGTGAGGCAGCGAAATCATCCTACGACCAAATCAATTTTGTAACCTAACTGAATTGGTAGTAAGGTCTACAGACACTGTTGAAAGCCTTAAGAGAAAAGCACGACTGGCTTCTATTCTCGGAACTATCCAAGCTACCTACACTCACTTTCCTTACTTACGAAAAGTATGGACAACCAACACAGAAGAAGAAAGACTGCTTGGTGTAAGCTTGACAGGAATCATGGACCACAAACAGCTTTCGGGGCAAGGAGAGTTTTACGAAGGTGGCAAGTTCTATAGTCTTCAAGAAGTATTACTACTGCTTAAGGACGTTGTAATTGAAACTAACAAAGACTTTGCGGAAGAATTGGGTATCCCACAATCTACAGCAACAACTTGTGTGAAGCCTTCCGGGACAGTTAGTCAACTTGTAGACTCCGCTTCTGGTATCCACTCCCGCCACAGTGAATATTACATCAGGACTGTTCGTGGGGACAACAAAGACCCTCTTACTCAATTCATGAAAGATGTAGGTATCCCAAGTGAACCAGACGTAACCAAACCAGACAACACCACAGTTTTCTCTTTCCCACAAAAAGCCCCTGAAAATGCAATCACTCGAAAAGATATGACTGCTGTAGAACAACTAGAACTTTGGCTAACCTACCAAAGGTATTGGTGTGAGCATAAGCCTTCCGTGACAATCGATGTGAAACCAAATGAATGGGTTGAAGTTGCTTCCTGGGTTTATCAACACTTTGATGAAGTAAGCGGTATCAGTTTTCTTCCTCACAGTGAACATACCTATAAGCAAGCACCCTACCAAGAGTGCAGTAGAGAGGATTACGAAAGTATGCTATCCAGGATGCCTAAAACAATTGACTGGACTCAACTAAGTCTCTACGAAATTGAAGACACCACCAAGTCAAGCCAGACTTTTGCTTGTGTTAGTGGCGAGTGTGAGATTGTAGACGTATGAGAGTATTAAATCTTTACGCAGGTATTGGTGGTAATCGTAAACACTGGACTGATTGTAAAGTCACGGCAGTTGAGTACGACAGTGATATTGCTTCTGTTTACCAGAAGCTTTATCCTGACGATACTATGATCGTAGGTGACGCACACGAATATCTTAGAATCAACTATGATAAGTTTGATTTCATTTGGAGTAGTCCACCCTGCCAATCACATTCGAGGATGATGAAAGCAACTAGGCACAGACTTGATAGATACCCCGATATGACTCTCTACCAACAAATCATCTACCTACAGAATTTCTACAAAGGTAAATGGGTTGTTGAAAATGTTAACCCATACTACACACCGCTTGTAGAACCTTACAAAAGAGTTGGCAGACACTTGTTCTGGTCTAACTTTGAGTTTGAGTGTGAAGATGTTAAAAGACCTGCAAACTTTATTAACAACACAAACAAGCAAGGTCGTCTACAACTACAGGAATGGCTTGGTATTAAATTCGATGAAGTTCTTTATTACGAAGGTAATCATTGTCCCGCTCAAGTTCTAAGAAATGCTGTACACCCTGAAATTGGACGGGCTATATATGACGCCGCGCGGATTGTGTAGGTGGTTGACCGACCCGACCGACCCGTGCTAGGGTGCCCATGCGGGGGTCTGACCCGATTCGTTACTAGCCGTTATCACCACACTAGAGGAAAATTATAAAATGGAACACATGACTTTCGGCAACGGTTATTCGTTGTCTACAAATTCTTCGGGGGACTTGTTCATCAACTTGGTTGACCCCTTTACAACAGATATTGAAGTGATCTTCATTTGTAGTGCCAAGGAGCGTCGTAAAATTCTCACAGGATTGAAGTATGCCGCAGATTACTTTCTCACACAAACCTAAAGAATCAATCATACAAGATTGGGAGCAGATCACCAATGAAATGGGCCAAGTTCGAGTAAAAGGTAGGCTTGAAGGTTATGACAACGTGTATGCCCTTACCAGTCCACTAGGCGCAACAGACGATCACTTTATCTACGGCAAACTTGATGACAAGTGGCAACTAGGAGAAGAAAAGAAATGACTGAACTAGCAAAGACTGATACTGCTGTCACGGGTATTTTGAAGAATGCTCGTAAGTGTAAAACTCCTTATGGACATGTCTACACTGGCAACCTCTACGAAGACTCCAAGAATCGTTGGTGGGACGGGGTAGAAATTAGAACCTCTCTTGTCCTTAAAGAGGAAGGTGATTTGGTTTACACACTTAACTCAGTCTATAGATTGGTGAACGAATGAAAGTCTACATCGTAACTGCTCTGGCAGGAGAACCTTACGAAGATTACTCTTGGGTAGATTCAGTCTATGATACTTTAGACAAAGCTGAAAAGTATCTAAAAGATAATCCAGGATTTATTGGACGGAATTTGAAAAAGTATGACTACGGATACTCTCTATCAACAAACATTGAAGAAATTGAGGTACAATAATGTTTCATAGATACCCACATCTGGAACGCTTTGGCAACGAAGAAGTCGAAGGTATCGAAATTGGTACAACCCACGTTTTCCCAAAACTGGATGGGACAAACGCTCAACTTTGGATGGATGAAAATGGAATTCTTTGTGGTGGTAGTCGTAATCGTGTTCTCAGTCTACATAATGACAACGCAGGATTTCTAAATCACCACACAAACGACAAGAAACTGAACGAGCAGTTTTTGGACTTCTTTGCAGGTTTTCCTGAACTTACCTTGTTTGGTGAATGGTTAGTTCCTCACAGTTTGAAAACCTATCGTGAAGATGCTTGGCGTAAGTTCTACGTCTTTGATGTTTACCACAGGGAGCAACAAGCATTTCATGATTACGAACGTATGGCAGACCTTCTTGATGTTTACGACTTGAATTACCTTCCGCCCATTGCTGTTGTAAAAAATGGCACAAGAGAAACTTACGAGAAGTGTCTGGAAAAGAATGTGTTCCTTATCAAAGATGGAATGGGCACTGGTGAAGGTATCGTTATCAAGAACTATGGGTGGACAAACAAGTTTGGCAGGACTACTTGGGCCAAGATCATCACAAATGAGTTTAAGGAAATTCATCATCGTGAAATGGGTGCTCCTGTAATTGGTGGGCAAACTACAGAAGAGAAAATTGTAGAACACTTCGTGACAGGTTCCTTAGTTGATAAGGTCTATGCCAAGATTATTCTTGACGAAGGCGGATGGAGTAGTAAGCATATCAGTAGACTCTTGCAGACAGTTTACTACGACTTGGTGAGAGAAGAAACTTGGGAGATGCTCAAAAAGTTTAATAACCCAAGGATTGACTTTGCTTACCTGCAACGATTGACAATCTCAAAAATCAAAGAACTACGAAAGGATCTTTTCTAATGCGCACATACTCAGACGACTACCTTGAGTGGTTAGACTACAGTAAATCTGGTGGTAGACTTGACTTTGAAGAATGGCTGGATAAGTTCTGTCAAGAAGATGAAGAGGATTTTGACTACGGAGATGACGATGATTAAGAGTAACGCTTTTATTTACGGTTTTAACGTAGGCGATACCGTTAAGTATGCAAATGGGGAATATGTTGTAGATACAGAAGGTGCAGGTTATGGCAAGGCGGGGTGGATTGATTTTAGTAATCATCGGTATAAATACGAACTTGTAAAACCTGCTATACAAACTAAAGATTCTACCTCACAAGATGGTGGACCTTCTGCTTACTATGATCCACCCTTCAAAGATTGGATTACTGTCAATGATATGGTAGACTACTACGCAGAGAAAAAGTGGAAACACCTATCCTGGATTTTCAAGGACATTCTCAAAGCCGTGACTCGTTGGGGGGACAAGCAAGGGACTTCTCAAGAATATGATGCCAACAAGATTATCTACTACGGTTGTAGGCTTCTCATGAGCATCAAGAGTAAGGAAGCTGTTCGTGCTTACCTACAAAGACTATTAAACGACAAGCAATTCGGAGGTTGAATATGGACTATCTACTAATAGGTGTGATCTGTTTTGTTGCCGTTGTAATTGTCCTGAATATCGAAAACCCCGCCCGATGTTTGGACAACTAAAATCGCAAAGTGGCTACAAAGGAGCGACCAAGATGATTAAGGGGATTATTCTATCGTGCTTGATGCTGCAACCACCCACACAACAGACTTGCACGGCCTTGCTTGAAACACTATCACTACAAGAGCCTTAAACAAAAAGAAACCCCGGTAGGATTGCTCCCGCCGGGGTATTTTTATTTTTGGACCTTCCTACAGGCTACTCTAAATACGTCAGAGACTTCTGTAGCAGTTACTATGACCTCATTGGCTTCAACTTCCAAGAGTTGCCTACCGTAATCTATGATAGAGTGCATGTGATCTTCCAATGGCCTTTGTAGAACCTCACACACAGGATCAATTTGTGGGACACTCTCTACCGTAGGTTTGGCACAAGCGGTCAAGAGCGATAGCCCCATCACGATCAGGGTTGCTTTCGCGGTTTTCTTCCAGTATTTCATCAACAGACCTCCTTAAGTCTATTTCATTTTCTAATCGTTCTATCTTCAACTCTTGTTCCATGTTGTCGATAGTAGCCGTTTTGATATACTGGATCATGAAGAATAAAGTCCAAAAAGCAACCAAAGCAATTGCCACAAACTGTAGTGTCTTTGATCCAGCAAGTTTCAGTACCCCTAACATCAAGTGTTACCCCCATTTCTGCTCCTATTAAAAGGTGAGATTTCCGCAAATTTATCCATGCCAAAAGCTGCAGTTACAAAAAACATAAAAGGCCAGACCAGAATTTCAAGTGGGCCTATTGCTCCTATGTAACCTAGATACATGAGATAAACTACAATGATAATTGAAAGTTCTTCCTTCCAAGTTTTATTCCGGAAGATTGAGGACATTTCTTTGTAACTCCTCTACAACTATCTCAAGTGTGGTAACTCTGTTGGGCAGATGTTCTACAACAAGATATTCTACACTTTGAGAAAGGGCAACAGTAGAAATTGCCAGTTGGTGTACTGTATAGATGCCCCAAGACAGTAAAGCAAGCACTGCTGTCATAGCTATATTTTTTAGAGTAAACCCTTCTACGAATTCTTCAGGCATGTCAAATCTCGTAGTGTGGTTTGTCTACAAAAGAGCGCCAATCACCGCCCCAAGTAATCCTTACTCCCTGTTCTCTGGCAGCAGTTTTCATGGCATCTGCAATGTCTTTCCACTGTTGTGCTTTGTAGCCACTCCAATTGGCAAGGACAGGAAAAGGGATAATGTCTACTGCCCTTCCTGTGAGATGTTTTGAGTTCATGGTTTGTGAAAACCCATCTTTGACAAGTTGAGCCTGACGCTCCTTTGTCCGCAAACCCTCAATAACTGTAAAGTCCTGCTTGGTGATTTGTATGGCGCGCCTAACAATCCTTTGGAGAGCCTCATGGACTCCCCTAAGATTTTCTTCACTTCTTGTTCCTAATTTGTATGCCATCAGTTCCTCATAAAGAATAAAAATATATCATGGTAATACGACAGATTTGTCATACCACTCCCTGTTGCCGTAACTCTAGACACTGTAACTGTGTCGTCACTAGAATGTGTAATAGCTAAATCATACTGAGTATTACCCCCAGTGATAAGGAAATTTGCTAAAAGAGGACAACATAGCCAAGCATTCGGCATACTCTCTGGCAAGGTAATAGTCAATGGAGTCCCAGTGGTCAAAATGTTCTGGGCAGTTGCTTTGGAGATTTTAACTGCGTGTCTTACTCCAGGAGATACATATCTACTATCAAAAATAAGATTGGAAGAAGAATCCCAGATTCTCATGGCGTAATTTTCTGTTACGGAATACGAAGGTAAGTCATAAGAACAGAGTCTTACTTTTGGAGCAGAATAAGCATAGGCAGAAGCTTGTATACCTTTTTGTAGGTCAACATCTGGAAAGTCCCAAATATTGCAAGACATCTTGCGGTAAGTCTGAGAAGTAGGGAAATCCCAAAAAATCATACCTTCTGTCTTATTAGAATGAAATTTTGGGTAGACAACTCCACGGGTTGGGGTTCCAGCAATTTGAAAACTCGACCATTCAGAAATAGAAGAATAATAATCCCCTCCTGTCAAGGGTGCTTGTGAAAGATAAGCATCAGGGCTACTTCTCCAAATATTCCCTGCCGTAAGACCTGCGGATATAAGATTGTTGAACTCCGTAGTTTCTCCAGCAAAAGAGACAGCATTCTCTGTATAATGATTATACATCACTTTAGTAGTATCGTCAAGGATAGGAACTCCGTTAGTATTAAGCAGTTGAAAAGAGTATGCCATTACAACACCACCATAGAATTTGTGTGGACGTAGGTAATTTTATAATCACTTATGCACCTGTCACTAACAGTAGGCCAACCAGTAGGAATAGAAGCTGGGGACAAGGTAGCTACTTTTGTAGTATTGTTGAAAGCATATGTTGGGAGACTTGGAACGAAAGAGATAAACATCGCATTAGACCTGGATAAGGTATTATTATCTGCTAGCCTCGTTAAATTACCGGCAACAAACCCGACTTTTTGCATATACAGCATAGGATAAAGAATTCCTATAGTGTCATCAAAGGCAGAGACACTATAGGTACCAGAAAAATTGTAAACGTCTTTACGGCTAAAGATAAATCTAGGAAGTGACTCATTAATTGAACAAGTCACTGTCGAAGAACTGTCTAAAAAATCTACTACTACAGCCATTATACCAATCCAATTCTGATTCTTAAATTGTTACTAGCATCGTAAATATCTAGTCTTTGTTGGGTAAGCAAAAGCCTCTCCCCCGTAGCAGCACTTTGGATAGTTGTGTCACCATTTGAGGCTACGATGAATTTGTTGTTGATATTTAGACTACCAGCAGTAATTGCGCCCATATCAGCAGAGATAGCCGATAAGTCTACTACATTCAATTTATTTGCAGTAATACTTCCGTCTACAATCAATTCTCCAGCATTTCTGCGATACCACTTGACTGCACCAACACGAAGACTGCTGTTATCTGTATTATTCTGGATACGTAAGAAAGCAAATCCAGTTGCACCAGCAACAGCATTACCAGAAAACTTTGCGTAAGCTGTACCAGTTACACTGACATTGATTGGGTTTGCAGTTGATAGGACCGCGCCGGAGGAATCTACAACAATAACGCTAATCAACAGAGTTGGGTTTGTCGCCCCTACCCGTCTTGAATAAGCTTCTATATAAAATTCTTCTCCGGTGTTGACGGGGATACCTTTGACTGCATCCGTGGCACTGTTGAAGTTGCCGAAAGTGCTCAGCGAAGTCTCAGAAGTGACTCTTGCAAGTTGGACTGCCCTACCACCTGGTAATTCTGTTGCCGTAGCAAAGACAGGAGATCCAAGCAATCTTCCCCATGCTTCAAACTGATAAACAAAGTCACCATTCAATGCAAGGTTCTGTGTATCCACTACTGCGAGTTTCCCTGCAGTAACAGCACCAGCAGCAAGTTCTGCAGTATTTACAGCACCAGCTTGAATCTTGCCAGCAATGACAGAATTTGCAGCCAACTCATTTGAAGTAACGGTGCCAGCAGCAATCTTGCCTGTGGTAACAGCATTAGCAGCAATCTCATTCGCAGTAACGGCATTAGCGGCCAACTTAGCGGTAGTAACAGCACCAGCAGCCAACTCTGTAGTTGTAACCACTCCTGCAGCAATCTTGCCTGCAATAACTGCATTGGCGGCTAACTCGTTCGCAGTAACAGCACCTGCAGCGAGTTTAGCGGTAGTAACAGCGCCAGCAGCCAATTCTGTTGCTGTAACTGCCCCTGCAGCAATCTTGCCTGCAATAATTGCATTAGCAGCAATCTCATTCGCAGTAACGGCACCTGCAGCGAGTTTAGTAGTAGTGACAGCACCTGCAGCAATCTTACCTGCAGTAACTGCATTTGCGGCCAGTTCTGTAGCACTGATTGCACCAGCAGCAATCTTACCTGAAACGATAGAGTTGGCAATAAGATCACCACCATCAACTTCCTTTGTCCAAGCACCAGATTTGTAGCGGTAGAGTTTACCATCTGTAGTTAGGTAGGCTTGTCTGCCTTCAAAGTTACCAGAGACAGGAAGAGATCCTACAACTTCTACAGGGCGAATAGTGCTTGCAAACTGTGTAATATTCAACGTACCAGTCAAGTCTGTAGTAGACACCACAGAAGTAAAGCCTGCAGAACCACTAGGACTTCCCGTATGCCTGTAGAGTTTACTATCGGTTGTCAGGAAGACTGTTCTACCAGCAAAGTTGCCTGTAGTTGGTAGCGTAGCTACAATTTCGATAGGTCTTTCCGTAGTCGAGAACTGAGCAGGATTGAGTGTTCCAGTCAGGTCTGTAGTAGACACCACAGAAGTAAAGCCTGCAGAACCACTAGGACTTCCCGTATGCCTGTAGAGTTTACTATCGGCTGTCAGGAAGACTGTTCTACCAGCAAAGTTGCCTGTAGTAGGCAATGTCGCTACGACTTCAATTGGCCTTTCTGTAGTCGAGAATTGAGCAGGATTAAGTGTACCAGTTAGGTCAGAAGTTGCAACTACAGAAGTAAAGCCTGCAGAACCACTAGGACTACCTGTGTGTCTATAGAGTTTACTATCGGCTGTCAGGAAGACTGTTCTACCAGCAAAGTTGCCTGTAGTTGGTAGCGTAGCTACAATTTCGATAGGTTGCAGCCCTGCAGCAAATTTGGCAATAGAAATTGCACCGTCTGCAATTTGAGTTGAAGAAAGCTGGCCAGAAACTTCTGCAGCAGGAACCGAGTTGGTTGTGGCAGAAACCCCTGCAGAAAAAGAAGTAGATTCATTACCAGAGAAATCTACAGCCTTGAGCCAGTAGTATCGAGTAGTGTTTACAGAAAGATCCCCGTGAATGAAAAAGGTTCCTGTTGACTTACCAAGTAAGGTTGCTGTGCCAGAGTTGTTAGTTGTATTCACGTAGATATTTACATGAGACAGGTCAGACACTACAGGATTAATCCAACGAAGTTCAATAAACTTGTAACCGCCTAAAGCTTGCGGACTTGTTGGTGCAGAGGGGATAGTGTTATCACCAGACAGTGTGTAATTCACCTGGACCCAAGCAGAGGTAAATCCGCCAAGGCTTGTAGCCATTACCCTGTAGTTATACACAACACCAGCTTCAATAGGGCCAACTTCCACAGACAGTTCCGATGTAGTTGTAGATGACCAGATAGTATCCGAGTTCCTTTTCCACTGGACTGTGTAGTAACTGATAAAAGCACTAACAGAAGCATCCCAACTTACCTTAGCATTCCCTACAAAAGAACCATCTGCAGACAAGTTACCATAACGAGTTACAGCTAGGTTTGTAGGATCAAGGCCAGAAGTAGGGTCTGGAAGGGTAGTGTTGTTTGCAAGAATGCTAGATTCTTCCGCAGCCCAATCATAAGCAGCCGCAGATGTTTCTTTAAGTGTCATCCTGACAAGGAGTTCACCACTTTCAAAAACAAGATTCCATGACAAGACCTCAAAAGGTTTTGCAGAAAACCCATACTTAGGAAGCGTTAAACTTACCGTGTCTCCTGGTTGTGCTCGTGCGGCTGTCAGGGCGAAGTCTGCAACAAAGGTAAACTGCTCCCTGCTCCTGAACAGTGCCATTTTAGCAAGTCTTTGGGCAGAAGCTGCAGAAGTAGTTAGCGGCAAGTCCATTCCCATGATGCTTTGTTCACCGCCGTCTTGAGTGATGAAAGTTGCAGACTTGATTTCTGGGTAGTCAACTTCCAACCATCTTTGCGAAGCATCGTTAAAAACACCTTGGACAGTGTTGAAGTTTTCCTTTCTGGAATTCTTCGTAACAAGTCCAATATCGCTGCGAAGATCACTCTCTGTAAAAGTCAGGGTAGGAGAAGAATAAGCACCAACTTTGATGTGCCACTGACCTTGACTCCAGAATAGAGTTCCCCCGCAGGTAGAAAGCAGAAGTTCGAGGTTTTGCTTTGGGGACTGGGCCGTGGAAATGACACCGTTTACAGTGTATCTCTTTTCAGTGCCACCACCAGCAAGACTGACGTTCTGATTACAAATAGTTGTTGCGGCATTTGTATAAGTGTCGTTGATGCTGTTGGCAAAAGCCTGTTGGTTAACTCCATAGGCACTTACAAGATAGTCACGAATGCAAAGAGAAGACAGATTACTATAAGCAGTCGTAGCAGTTGCAGGATCGAACACCTTCTTACCACGAACTACCGCAGTAAAGGTAGGAATGCCTTCGGCAAAGACTTTCTGGTCGTAGTCTAGTCTGATGTAAAGATAAGCAATACCATTACCTACAAAGTTGCTTGTCACACCAGCTTCTGAAATCAGTTCAGAAGAGGCAACTTGACCAGGACCACCAAGAAACTTTCTGATACGGATTTTGCTGTTCCACTTTGCAGTTGTTACTAATCCAGTAGTAGAGTTCCAAGTTACTACTTCATCATTGATGTAGATGTTATTAATGGCTTCAACTTCATGCCCTGCGAGAACAAGAATCATATGTAGGTAACGATTACCAGTCCCGGAAGATTTCATGAAAGTGATTACTCCACCCTTACGGACTTCACCATAAACAATTTCATGCGCGGCAATAGGATCCCTGACGTTAGTTTGCAGGCCACGAGACTTCTCCTTAGCTTTTGGCGACAGTGCCTTTACCAGCCAAGAAGTAACGGCTGTTGTAACCAGAAAGCCCGCTACAGTGGCCAGGGAGACGCCTAGAATACTCCCTGCACCTACTAGGCCGGGAAAAAGAAAAGCGCCTACAACAGCCGCAAAAGGGCCTCGTGGGGCAATTTCCCACTGGTTCACATGTCTTAGAACGTTGAATGGATGATTGAGTGTCATTTCCAGCAATACCTTACTATCTTTGTAGGGACATATCGAAGGCCAGTTTCCCCCACAAAAACTGACTCTTTTCCTAGACAAAAGCCAAAAACCAGACCCTGTGCATAGGTGTCTTGAGCAAGTTTTATTGCCACAAGCGAATGCCTGGTCACTATAAGCTGCCTCTGTAGTCTAGAAGATACAGCTTCTACAGGAGTTGAAAACTGTGGCAATTCATCAAAATGCCTTACTTTTAACCAGTCTTCTGACCAATAGTGGTTATAGACGACTTTCCAGCAATGATTAGTGAACTGAATGCAGTTGTGATCTTCTATAGAAAAAGGCTTATACTGGACTTGCTCAAGATAACTTTCTAGCGTCAAGTGCTTCTCCCCCAAATCACTGGCTTGTCAGCAAGGTCGGCAGTATAGGAAAAGAAAGTATCCGATGGATATCTGCTTACTTGACTTTCTTGTGTGTAGCGTCTCACCACAACTCGCTCTAAAACAATCAACCTGCCTTCAATGTTCATTGTAATAGTTGAAGTCTCTCCGCTATCCTCGATCATCATTACGTCCATGTAACCCTGGTAGAGTTCGAGAACGTCCGAGTCACTACCAAAGTAGATTTTACAGATACGATTCTGATACGGCTCAGTAAGGGCAGCAGAGATAAGAGAAGAATCTACGCCAGAAAGTGTTACAGAGGCACCATTGAAGGCCATGTCGCTAGACTCTTCCATACCACTTACAGACAGAAGAGCACCAGTTCCAGTGAAGGTGTTTCCACCGATAGTCTTGTCTCCTACACCAGACCAAACTCGTAAGGTTCCACTGTCAAAAAACATTTCAACAGCAAAAAACAAATCTGTAATTTCACTGGAATTCATTTTAGTGAGCAAACCTGTCGGGATTGTTCTACTCATTTAGATTACCTCTTCACATGAAAATTCTATGGAATACTTATTTAAGTTGTTTTCTACATAGGAAAAGTCTCCAGAAAGTCTAAAAAGACCTTTTGCAAGTTCTCCAGTTCTTACTGCAACATTGTCTGAAGGAGAACTTCTTAAATTTGGCCAAATGTCCAAAGTAAAGTTTCCGGCAGCATCAGAATTTACACTCGTAAGCACTTTATGAAATCTGGACTGAGTTGTTGCATTACCAAACTGAACCCAATCCCCGGCTTTCAGGTAGTTAGTGACAGAAGGAGGGGCACCATCACAAATAACAGTGTTTCCAGTCTGTCCAGCCCCATTGACAAGCGGAGTACCACCACCTACACCTAAGGTAGAGACTTGCATAGGATCACCCATTCGGAATGTTCCTATAGGCCCTTTTAGAGCATACAGGAACGAAACCCAAAGTTCAGCCTCTTCCCTCATCAGATCATCTATGGATACCTGTGCAGTTAGTTGTTGTCCTGCCCAGGATTGAACCTGTCCTTGGTAGGTAAAAGGAGATTTACTAATTACTGTAGCATTTCTAGGCTGAAATGTAACAGAAGTTACGCCGACTGTGGGGACAGTCAAAGGATATGCGATTGCCATTAGTAACCTACCTGACCCCTTCTTTTGGCGTCAACTACAGCACGTTTTGTTTGTTCCACGATAGACCTGCTTTCTTGTCTAATAATTGCCTTGACACTCTCATCCCCATTTGCGGAGAAATTGAAACTTTGATTGATTACAATTGATTCCGAATTCCCGCCCGAGACTTGCACACCAAGTTTACCGTTAGAGGCTCTACGCAGAGGAAGGATAGCTTCTGGTCCAGCTTCTCCCATTAGGCCCCTACCACCGGAATGGTTAAAGAAAGTAGGAGAATCTACCACACCCCCGGAAGCATAGGCTTGTAACCTGCCCCCCACAAAAGCACCACCGTTGGCCATAAACATATTGCCAAGCAAATTGCCAAGGAAGTTAGCTGCAGGCTTTGCCACTTGTTGCTGGTAGACCTCAAGAAGGATCGAACGCATCATCCCCTTAAAAGCATCTACAACAGAATCTGAACCAGTTACAATATTCATCAAAGCAGATTCGATGTTACTGCTAAAAGTGTTGAAGAGACTATTCCAACGATCTTCGTTTGTTTCCATCTGAGTGATAAGAGCAGCCATTTCACTGATTTGCTGTTCTGTGTAGTTTGCACGATCCTCACCAAGACGATTCTCAACTTCGATGTAGTTTTCGAGATATCGTTGCTGTTCCCCATAAACACCGATCAGTCTTTGCCGTTGTTCAATTTCACGAGTAAGTTGTGCAATATGGTCAGTTGTTACAGAACCGCCCCCACCGCCGCCAGCCCCACCGTCAGTAGAAGAATTTGCGTCGTCCCAGGCGCTAGTCAGTGCGGAATTTTCTTCGTCCAGTCTCAGGTTTTGAGTTAAAGCCGCACGTTGCCCTATACCAAGAATTGTTCTTTGCCACTGTGGTAGTTGAGAAATACTTTGGTCAAACTCAACCATCTGACCTTCAACCCTAGCCATGCCAGGTGAAGCACCAGAAGCCAAAGCAGCATTTTCCGCAGCTAGTGCAGCATTAGACATACCAATACGGCCAATTTGGCCAAGGGCACCCATGACAGCTTGTAGATTGCCTAGCAGCCTTCTGGCAGCACTTGTAGCAGCGTTTATGGGAGCCTCTAGGTTAACTCCAGCCATGTTTTGCATGATTGCTAAAGATCGTTCGTAGACTTCTTTCAACTTTCTTGCTGCAATCTCTGACCTTGCTGTTGCTTGCTCTGCATCAACAAGAGAAGCCCTCATCATAAGCAAAGCATCAATTTGTTCCTGGTTAAGGTTTTGTTGCCTTAATTGAATTTCGTAGCGGGCAAGTTCCTGCATACGTATTTCATCAAGAACCTGTACAGAATCTTGTCCATACTGGTTTACTTTCTGTTGTAGTGCTAGTTGGTCGATAAGAGAAAAGGCTTCTTGGACGTAAAAAGCAGCAGCTTCTGCAAGACGTTCGTTGTATTCTGCTCTGCGTTGTGAGCCTTCCCTAAGTAAATCAAGTTGACTCTGTAGAGAAGCATTAGTGCTATCTATTCTACTGTTTAAGGTTTCAACCAAACCAACTTGTTGTGCAAGAAGATTTAATTGCTCTTCTGCCTCTGCCGTAAGAAGACCAGAACCTCTTAAATATACAGCAGCAAGTTGAATTTGCTCTTGTAATTCTTCTTTAGTTGATCCATTGATTTCGCGAATAATTTCTGCGTATTGAATAAACCTTTCAAGATCGTCAAACCCCATTACGTTAAAAGTTGGTTCTGGAGTTCCTAACCTACCACTTATGTTGGAGCGGTAAAGATATTCTTCAATACTGCTTCTGGCGGCTTCAATTGGAGCGGTTATCTGTTCCCGTAAGGTACGAATTTCCACTCTTTCCATAATATCGAGAATTGTCTCAAACTCTTCTCTTGCCTTTTGAGCACCAGAAGAGAGACCCTCTGTGATGTTGAGCATTTGTATTTGCTCAAGTCTATCCAGAGTGGCCCCAAGTTTTTCAAGTTCTTCGTTTGCTTCCTTCGTTGTTGTCTTGGAAGAAGTCATGTACTGGATAAAAATACCAAGGCCAATAGCAGCAAAAGCGGTTAAAGCACCAGTAAGACCTGGGAGCAGTCCTGCAAGCTGTGCAGCCTGTTGGGCAAAAGCTACACCAACGTTAGTTCCCATCTGTACCTGAACAGCAAAGTCACCAATCTGATAGCCTGCCTGTTGTGCATACATACCAAAACGATTAAGACTTCTACCCGCAGCCAATCCTGTTTGGGTTAGATCATTGAATCGAGAGCCTGCGAGCATTACTCCACTGTTAAAAGCAGCATATTCTGCCTTTAGACGTTCCAAAGCAGCTTCCATTTGCTCTGCGGTGACTACACCCTTGACCATCGCTTGGCGGACTTCTTCCTGCATAATTTCAAAACGTCTTGCGGCGATAGTAGCAGGAGCATATTTTTGAGTCAGTCTCTCAATTTCGTTTGCTTCTTCTTGGAGAGCCAGTGCAGTTTGTCTAGCCTGTTCTTCTTCCAATTCAAGTTGCTGAACAAGGACAGAATTTCTTACGCTTGTTGGTGCACCAGTTCCCTGCATCTGACCAAGAGTTGTATAGTAATTTTGCCAAACGCTTTTAATTTGGGAAGCTGTTCTAGCCTCTTCTGTAGCTTGCTTCTTGAGTAGTGAAGAACGTTTTGCAGCCGCAGCAGCTTCTGCTTTTTCTTTACGAAGAATGCCTTGGTTGATTGTGTCTTGAACAGCTTTGATTTGGACTTGTGCAGATTGCTTGGAAGTTGCTTCAAGTCGCTTATTGTCTGTAGCAATTTTTGCAACCATCTTTGACCATTGCTGCATAAACTGCTCCGAAGATAGACCAGCTTTCTTTAGATCGTCAAAGTCTACTGTGATATCAATATCAGCCATTCATCACCTCTAGGTATTTATTGTCCAACTTCTTGATGATTGAAGCTGACTGTGGGGAAATAAACTCCCCTGTAATTTCTGTATAGGCTTTCATTTGCTCAAATGTGATACAAGATGGCCCGCCCATAGACCCTGCTTGTCTAGAATTACTGAGTTCAATAAAAATAAGCCAGACGGGTTGTAACAACACAGGAAAATCTGGTGGGATTAGTTCCTCTGGCGTCACACCCGTCTGGCTTTCAATACTTTTGAGGTGCTCATACAAAGGAGTCCCGTTTTCTTTTTTACTGAGTCTAAAACTCCATTCGGCGTATTCTACGAGGTCTGTGGTCAGGCTTTCATAAAATCCAGCGTTTTAGCCTTTTCTTCCTCTACCAAGTTACGAATCCAAAAAGCTTCTGTATAGACTTCTTTAGCAAGTTCTTTGGTAAACTTAGGCTTTTCACCACCCCAAGTAATGTTCCAGTCTACGGTAGTAGCTGCCAGGGTCTCAATAAAAACAGCTTCTGCTTCTGTAGAAGAAATAGACTTGTCTTTCTTTTTTGCAGCTTCACGAATACGCTTATCGTTAATTTCGTAAACGATCTTTTTAGCTTCCTTGGAGAAGGGCGACAAAACTGTAACAGACATGGTAGTGCCGTCAGAGTTTGTAAGTTTGTTGATCCAGTTACCTTCTGAGTCTTTGAATCCAAGTTCTACAACAATATGATCTTTAGAAGGTACAAAATTTTTCAGGTCCATCGGGTTGTTCCTTTGTATGGTTATTCGGGTCGTTTGAAATTAAAATCAGGCCAGCCAACCCGACAAAGCCAGCCTGATACCCTTGCGGGATTGGTTTACACGTTAGTCCTGGTAATTTGCAGGATTGTGTTTGTGGTTGTGTCGTAGATTGCAGAAAACTCGATTGTCAACATTCTTGAAGTGGGGCCACTCACAGGTGCATTTGCAGTATTGAACTTTGCCCGTGGGATCAGGAAAGTATAGGTGTGTGCTGCGCCTGGGTCTGTCAGTGTGAAATTGATTGCTGTCTCTATTTCATTGATGAATCTGTTGTAGAGGGCATTGCTATCAAAGTAAGCAGTAACTGTTCCGGTGAGGGTGAACATGCCGTATTCAAGCTGAGGAGTTTCACAGTTGCCCACTACAAAAGTAGGAGAGAGTGCGTTATCCAGACTAAGTTCAATACTTGAAATGTTTGCTACGGCCACAGGTGGAGAACCAGCATTAGCAACACCAATCGTACCAGTACAAGAGTCAAATGGAACGTTACCACTTGCAGCAGTCTTGGTGGGGTCAATTGTGGTGCCTACAAGCGTCATGCCCTTGCCAACCACACCAAAAGTAGTGTTTACCATGGAGTTGGGAGAAACAGACAGCGACATACTACCAACAGTTACACCAGTAAAAACTCTGAACTGGCTAATGTCGTTAGCACCGTCTTCAAAAGTGAAGTGTTTAGGAGTAGAACCAACTTTAAGCACGTTTGTGGCGTAGCTGCTCATCATGACAGCTTCTAGGAATGGGTCAAAGTCATCTCCACTAAGTTCCACAGCAAATTCACCAGAAACCTGACGATTACCGTGCCGGTCATTCCTTACCATTCGATCTGGCGTAAGTGCTGAGGATTGAATTCGTTCTTTTGTAAGGTTTACGTCGAAACTGGTGTATGGAAAGGCCACTAGCTGTGGAGAACCGGGAGTTGTACCAAAAGTAACTTCTGGCACATAAGAAATGCCTGTGCGGGCGCCTTGTGCGAAGGGCATGTGTGAAATCCTTTATTGTGTGTAGGCATACCAGTGAATATTGACTGGTGTCTTATACCAAGGGCTTTCTTTGTATGCCCTCATTTTTTCGTTTTTAAGGATGCTTACGTAAACACCGCCTTGCGGGGGTAGAGTCTGTGCAGCATCAAAAACAGAAGTTATTAGTCCATAGATTTGGTTTGTCGCTGAGATGCCATCGCCTTCTGAGGTGTTAATAATGATCTGGTAGATACCCGAGTATCTTTGGTAGATTGGCTTACCTGCAAGATCAAGTCCTAAAGACCTTTGTGCCCTATCACCAGCAAGAAACCTTGTACGAAGCCAGGATGAAGGTGGAGTAGGTTCAAACTCGAAATTCTCAAAGGCAATTGGGGGAATACCAACAATACCAGCAAGGCTAGTGTCTAAAGCAGCTTGAATATAGTTGTACATCACTTTAGTCCTAACTTGGCTTTTACTCTCTCAAGGATAGCCGGTGCTTGTGCTCTTGCTTCTGTGTAGGGTGCCCAGATGCTTTCATATTCTACAAGAGGGGCATGTAGAGCAGAGTTTGAAATGTAAGCGTTAGTGCCATCTGGTAAAGTTTCAATTTGAGCAAAAGTTCTGACTAGTGCCGCTTGTGCGTGTGGTCCATACGGCTGGTTTCTGGGCTTCCCTTTGGAAGAAACAGGTTCCCCTACAACACCAACATTATGAGCATCCATGTAAGTTCCGGTGTCAACAGGAGAGTAAGCAACAATTGTTTCAACGGTCTCTTTCAGGAATTGTGGTTGTAACTGTTCAAGTTTTTCTTCAAGTTCTTTCAGCTTCTTTGAGATTCTTGTCCGATTGTCTACAAGCTTGAATCTTACTGCCATTACTGTCTCACTCTCAGTAGGTAACAAATTGTAGTTGTTCCTGAGAGAACTTCATCTACTCTTGTAACTGTAGCCAATTTTCTATGGCCTACGATAGTATCCCCTACATCAGGATAGTTGACAGGATTGCCTGCAATATCTTTTGCGGGGATTGCTACTCGTCTTTGACCTTCAATAGCAGTTGTGTCAAACTCGTTTTCTTTGCGAATGTCATAGAAGTAAGCTTTGATAGATTGTGGTGTACTTACTCTCGTAACAGCACCAGTAGTTGTGTTATAAGTACCGTTGGTTTTACTGTTGAGAGTTACAATTTTACCAAAACGGTCAATCAGCTTTTGGATATCAACAGCACGGAACATCATTACCTGCCAGTGAATTCTTAAACCTATCTCTAGTGATTTCACCACACTGTAGACTTGTGCCAGTAACAATCATTCTGAGATTTGCTTGTTTGATCTTGGCTTTTCCTTCGAGGACGGAATACATGCTTTTGTAGTTCTTTGCAAGGTCTGAGTAATCTGCACGAATGGCTTCATCCAATTCGGTATTGACCATTCGTGCAAATTTACTGTAGATTGCAAAAGCGCAGTAAGCAGCAGCCTCATACAAGAAGTCTGATGACTGTGCAAGGGCAAAAACAATTTCTTCGTCTTGGACCAGAGGATCACCAGAGTCCGTGTCACCAATCAGGAACCTGACAGAATTTTTTCTGCCTTCTGCTGTGGTAGTATTCATATCATCAGGATCATATGTCCAAGCCATGTTTATGCCTTTTGAAGTTCTTCGGCCTTTTCAAGCCAATCCAGGTGGTTGTTTCGCCAATTACGGATCAAACCCATTTGCTTACTTCGTAGGGTAGACTTCTTGGCTTTTCTACGCTCAAATTCGGTCTGATGTTTGACAACAGCCTTGATGCGTTTGTTGTATTCATCTACAATTGTGTGTAGAGCTTCAATACTAGCAGCTTCCAGACCATCACCAACCTTCATTTGACTTGCCAGTTCCCCGTTGTGGATCAAGTAGCCTTCCCTATATAGAATAGCTACTCGATCCGATGAAACCAGCATTTCACGCCAAGGAAAGTGATCTTCTGCTTCCCAACTGTGCCCGGCAGAAGTAAACGGGATTCGGACGAACAGTGGTTGGTCAAGCTGTAGTGGTTGACTGTAAAGTTTAGCCATGTGATTTCCTTATCGGGTTTAGGTGGAAATTAGGCGATTACAGTAGTGAAGTAAACACCCATATCGGCGGAGACAACCTTCATGTCGTAAGCCATGAGAACTTCCAGCTTTTCAGCAACGTGCTTGATACGCAGATGTTCGCCAGTGTAGGAATTTACCTGGACGCCATAATCAGCACCAGCACCAGCGTCCCAAACAAAGTTGTAACCCGAGGCAGGGACCATGATTCCAGGAGCCTTTGGCCGCGAGAAGAGGGCAAAACGCTTGGTAGCAACAAACGAAGCGGAGTCTGCCAGACCTTCCTTGCCAGTGTTTTGAATTGCACGGACAATAAGAACTTCGTTTACACCAAAGATTTCTGCAACCTTGGCTTGGGTAATCAGTGCAGTATTGGTAACAGTTGCACCGCCGTTCAGCCGAGCGAGGAAATCAGGGTGATTGACCAGAGTATCATACACGTCCTGGGTCATGACTGCGACAACTTCATTGTAAGCAGCGGTACCACCAGAAGCCAGATACATCGCAGTCTTGGCAAGGGTTACGTCCCGAATAGGAGTGGAGTTGGTATAGTCATTCCATTGACGGACTTGACCAGCGGTGGGGGCACCTGAAACACCAGTATATTGAGTAGTCCAGACACCAGCAGTAAAGTAGGTAGAAATCCAGTCCAGTTCCCGCTTGAGCAGCATCTTTTGGGTTAGTGCGGTAGTTGCAGCCAGACGAACATTCAGTTGAGTGTCCTGATTGGCAAGAGCTTGTTCAGAGAGACTCCAACCAAGGCCAAAGACTTCAGCAAAGTAGTTGTCGTTCGAGACAGACAGAGTAATTTCTTCAACCTCAGTGCCGGGCGCAAGCTTTTTCACATCACCGATACGGTTGAATTGACCGCGAGGCCAAACGTAATACTTGTCAGATTGTTTTTCGACCGAGACGCGAGGAAAAACCTTGTCTGCAATAAAAACGTCGTTAGACTGAATTTGTGCGATAGTCAGGTTAGTCAGAGGAACGTCTAGGTGCAGTTGACTAGGAGTGATCATATTTTGTTGTCCTTATAGGTTAAGCGGAAGCATTGCCGCCCTGAATGAAGTCAATTGTGATGACTTGGTTAGCTACGGCAGCTTCAAGGGCTTTACCGAGGATAATATTAGTAGTTGCAGCAGCAACAGCCTTACCAGTATTGTCTGAAGCAACATTGGCACCAGCATTGATAACGCCTGCGGCAACGACCTTGACACGGCCAACCTTGGCAACAGTAGTGGCACGACCTTGTGCAGCGGGATCATCCAGAATAACACCGTCTGCAGCAGCACCAGCGACAGATACAGCAGCAATTTGGCCGCTGGAGTTAATTACGCCAAAGTGGTATTTCTTTGCAGAAAGATCACCAGCGGCTTCAATAGTTTCGGTAGTGTAGACACCAGTAGTAGCCATTCACTTATTCCTTTTCTTTGTAGATATCTTGAAGAAGCTTTGCGCCTTCTGGGGTTGCCGAAACAGCAGCATAAGCCTTGTACTTGTTATCCCCGGTTGCCTTCATGTGGGCACTTACCAGAGTATTCATCTTGTCTTCTGCAGACATTAGTTCAGCGCCAGGGTTTTTGTCGCCTTTTTCTTCCAGCATTTCACCGACAGCAGAGTTCAGCGAAGCGAGACTCTTTACCATTTCGGGAGAATCCTTGAAAGCCTTGTAAAGGTTCAGTGCAACATCTGCCTTGAGATTCGGGAAAGTCTTGGCAGCAGCAGCTTGCAGTTCGTTCTGACTCTTTTCTTGCAGAGCCTTTACCACTACATCGGGCAGCGAAGCCTTATCCACCTTGACACCATCAATTTCAAGAGTTTCAACAGGTGCGGGTTTCACAAGACCTTCTTTAGTAATGCTGTAACCTTCATCAAGGATCATCTTGCTAAGGTTTTCTTTAGCAGCCTTTACGTCCGAAAGTTCCGAAAGGGCTTCTGCCAGTTTTGCCTCTGCCGCGACAAGAGCCTCAGAGAGTTGTTCATTTTCCATTGTTTTACCTTTGTTTGGTAGAGTAGCAGTTGGTTTTACTGCAACACTTTTGTAAGTTTTTGGTAGACTTTCAGAAACTTCTGCAACAAGACTTTCGTAGGATTTGACACCATCCGAAAGGCCAACATTGACAGCTTTCTTTCCTCTGTAAGTTCGGGCCTGTGTATCTCGAACCCTGTCCTCTTCAATAGATCTGGCACTCGCAACAGCTTTGACAAACATGTCGTAGGATTCGTTTACACTTTCCTGTATGCGTTTTAGTGCTTCTCCCTCAAGAGGTTCATGAGGATTACCAGCAACTTTATAGTCACCAGCATAAACAAATGTAGGCTTTACGCCCTGCATTTCATTACGCTTGCTTTGGTCAAGGTGCATTGCAACAACACCAATCGAACCAACACCACCAGTTTGGGTAGTGTATACTTTATCTGCAGCAGACCCTAGAAGGTAAGCAGCAGAAAACATACTATCTCTTGAAATAGCGTAGAAAGGTTTCTTACCCCTCTGTTCAAGTAGAAAATCTCTTAGGTCAAATGCTCCTGAAACAGCACCCCCTGGACTGTCCATATCAAGGACTACAGCAGCGACGGAAGGGTTATCAAAAGCTTCTACAAGTTGGCCCCTAAGCGTATTGTAAGAAGTCATGCCACTCATTGCTTCAATGCCAGTCGCCCTATGAGACATAGATCCTACAACTGGAATGGAATAAATGCCTCGGCCAACAATCTTTTCTTCTCGCTTGTTTGCAGGGCCAGAAGAAATGCTAAGATCTTCTGCATTGATGCCGATACGGTCAGAAAGCACAACAGCCAAAGTCTCAGCATATTGTGGAGTGATCAGTAGTGGCTGATTAAACACTAGACTAGCTAGATTTGGCAGGTGCTTCATTCGCACGTCCTTCTTGTTGTTTTGGTTGAGTCAGGCTTGTGATTTTAGCTTCTGTTTCTCTGTCTCTGCGTTCCATGGATTCCTGATATTTGTCAGGATCGACTTGTGGAAGTTCTGCAATATCCATCAGAGCATTTACGATTTCTGGTTGGTTCGACACGTCGATTTGTGCCCCATTGAGATTACGCAGGAAAGAACTGATTGCATCAAGATCATGTGGAGCAACATCACCAGGGACAATCTTTGGCATCAGGTTAACATCAAAACCGTTCAGTTGCCACAGGGTTGTTACCAGTTGGTAGTTGATTACGTCGTAGATAGTGTTGATGTAGGACTCAACAGAACGAAGAAACAAATCTGTTTTAGACTTACTTAAAGCATAAGAACCGGATGCCTTGGATCCAAGCATAAGGAACTCTGCCATAACCGATCTTGCAATATCGTGTTGATAACGAGTAATGATTGGGTCGATTGCAATATTTCTAGTGCCTTTGGAAGCAATAAGTTCCAGGTCTACAAGACGAATAGCTGTTGCTTTATCATCTACAACGTGCACGTCAGAAGGAAGGACGATAGAACCTTGTTCATTGAATTTAAGGTCTCTACCAATCTTTTCTGCCATCTGCCTGACAAGCTTCTGGTCGTCGGTCGCATCCTCTGCCAGGTATTCCGCCGGGATTCTGACAATAGGAATACCGTTCAGTTCACGTTCAACAGCGATGCCTTCCGTAGTCTGCAACGTGTTCAAGAAGACGTAAGACTTATAGGCGTTGCGGAGGATAGATCTACCAGACATGTCATTGTTTACTGTGGTAGTCCGGTAGTGAAGCAGCTTGCTTTTTGGGATAAAGTTACTATCGTTGACTTTCATTTTCTGGTAAACTCCCTTGAGTTCACCTGAATACTCATCAACTTCGAACCTGTCTACCGTCCATTGTGCACGAGAAGCCAGTTTCCTGATACCGTAGTGGCCATCGCTGTAATTGCTTTTTCGTTTCTTATCTACAAAATCAGGGCCTCCCCTTATCTTGTAAACAGGCTCAAAGATAGCAAATCCATAAGTGAGAGAAGACAAGGCTTCCGAGATATGGTCATCAAGAGAGTGTTCCATGTCGTCCAAGACAGTTTCCAACCACTCGGCCATTTCTACGGCTTGGCTATTGGTCTTGTCCGAAGGCACTACTTTGTAGGGAACATCGCGGAGCACCTGCTCGGTTGCATACATGATTGCACCAATGGTAGCATCACTGTCTCGCATTTCACGATACTTCTGGATACCCTTGGAACCTTGCAAGTCTCTGAGAAATTCGTCTGCTCGGATAAGTCCAAATCTGGTTTGAGAGCCACCATAACCAATTTCAACCTTCATTTTGGCCTTAGATAGTTCTTCCGCCATTTGGTTTTCCTTTGTTAAAAACTGATACCCGATAGAGCACCATAAGAAATTTTGACAGGTGCTTGTGCATAACCTTTAAGTAACAAGTTAGTAATAGCCCACACCATTGCGTCCAGACGATCAGGAGAACCAATAGAGCCTAATGGTTCCCAAGTCACCATCTGTTCCTCAAGACTCTCAAGATACTTTAGGTGTTTTACTTTTTTACGTTCGTAGAGAGAAGATACAGGTTCTGCTCTGGCAAACTTACCCCTCGAAGCGTGAACCATTTTAACAGGAAGCAATTCGTCTACGGTGCGGATAGTATGTTTTACCATTTCACCACCCTGATTGCGTTCTGCAACTACGAGGTCTGCCTGGTACTTATCGAAGAGTTCAGCGACTTTTGTTGCCCACTGTTCTGGTAGGTAGCGATCTGTAGCATCTTCAATTATGTAGGCAGTACCGTTTACGTCTACACCAGCAACAATGATACCAGTCATGTCTGATTCTTCGTTGGCACTTACTGCAGGGTCTACTGATACCACAACTCGGTTCAAGGTTTGTGCGAAAGCAACTCTTGAAGCATCATAGTCTACAGAACCATCTTCAGCTTTCACAACAGTTCCTTCGGGAAGGTCATACTGTGCTTCGTCTATCATGTTTCTGTTCCAAAGGGCACCAGCCGCTTCGTCTAGAATTTCTGCATGAAGTTCTTGCCGACCAAGCCTTGTGCCTTCGTATTGGCTTAAAGCTTCAAGGTCAATGTTGTCTTTGTTGTCGTAGGAGGAACCAGAGGTTCTGTAGACCCTACCAGATTCAATGTTCTCTGGCTTGAGAAGTGTCCGGATGAGTTTTACTGGTTTTGGGGTAGTAGTGATTAAAACTCTTGGTTTTTTACCTAGTCGCAGAGTAAACTGCAGCATGTCCCAGGTTTCTTCCATATTGTTCCATGCACAAATCTCATCGCAGTTGTGAGTCAAGATACCGTTTGCAAAATATTCAGCGGTATTCTCGACTTGTATATTGTAAACGTTTTGTTCCCCCAAAGGTTGCCATGTTGACACAATGCTGAGAACACAAGTTTCCGATCCTACTTCTAAACTCTTTGCCGCAGTATTTGCAAGTTCTAAGAGTTTTTCTTTTTTCTTCTGCTCGTCTGCTTTGGCAGGGCTTACAGAACACGCCTTGTCTTGACTTTGCTTTTCTGAGAACTTTAGTTCCACAGCAGTCGCAAGAAAATTCTCTTTCGCCTTTCGGAGGTTTTGGAATTGGACCTCGTTCTCCGAAGTGAAGTCGAAGGTGGTCTGCTCTTGAAAGCTTCTGCAAATTTGATGGGTGGTTGTTAAGTTTGTTCCCGTCAATGTGGTGTATGTCAAAACCTGTGCAGTCTCCGAAGTAGTCTTCATAAACCCTTCTGTGTAAACGTTCTCCCACAGACTCGTAGTATCCACTTGAGTAAGTGTGCCAAAGTTTTCCGCCGTATTCAGTGCATTTACTACACATACTAAGTCTTTCTTTGTAAGTTCACCCAGAGGAATCCAGCCAGATTGGGTTCTGATTGGGTGGTCCCAAGTTCCTACCAATTCCCTACCATCAGAAAATACAACACGGCCCACAGGTTGTTTTCTAACAGAGGTTCCAATAACTTTTTGACTACCTTTTGATGTTGTAACCACATCACCAACCTGAATGCTAGAAATTTCTACACTACCTTTTGGGGTAAGAATTGGAGTTCCTTTTATAAAACACCAAGCTGCATGAAACTGTGGGCCACGCAAACGTTCTGGATCTTCTGCAGAGAAAAACTGGGCGACAGCACCATTTTCCCAAGTCAGGGTATTATTTGTAGGGGACCAGGTTGGATAACCCATATTTGCATTGCGGTAGTTTCTGTCATGTTTCCAGCATACGTTTAGTAGGCCAGATTCACCCTCGACCATAACTCGCCTTACATCACCACGAGTAGGTGCCACACAAGCAATTCTACCAAGACCTTTTTTAACCTGTTTTCTTACCCACTCTGCACCTGTGCGAGTTTTACCCCATCCTCGGCCTGCAAGTGGCATCCAGATTTTCCAGTTACCTTCTGGTTCCAACTGGTCTGGCCTTGCCCAGAATTCCCAAGTGTATTGCAATTCTTCAATCTGAGAAGGTGTCAACTCTGATAGGGCGGCAAGAAGTTTGTCTTTTGGTAGTTTTCGTAGCGTCTCTGCAGTAATCATCTTGTAGCTTTCGGATTGTGCTGCAGGGCCTCTGCAAGCAAGAAAGCCTACATTTCATGAGTAGCAGCAGTCTGGTAAATTACTCGCTGTTTTCGGCTTTTTCTTCTACAACGCCCAACTTCTGCAGCAGGGATTCAATAGCGGAGGATTTTTCTTCCTCTGTGTAGGCACTGTCTACAGTAGTAACTGTCTGATTCTTGTTCCAACCACCTTTAGTGGTTAGCCACAGTTCTTGGGACTTATAATCACCATTCCTTGCCTGTGCAATAACCTTGCTGCCAAGTTCTTCCGTGATTTCGCCTCTTGCGGCTTCAATGTCTGTTCTGTAATACTTGTAGAAAGTTGTAAAACTTCCTGGAGCATTCTGATAGGATTGGATGCTGGCAAAGATCTCTTGCACAGGAACACCGGCTTTGGCTTTCCGGGCTACAACTGCTGCGATTTTTCCACATCTTCCAAGGGGTTTGGCCATTTTCAATCCTGTTACTTACTATTGTTAATTCTTTACTATTGGTCAGAGTGGATGGGATCGAACCACCGACCTGATGTTTCCAAAACACCCACGCTTCCTCTGCGCTACACTCTGATAATTCTTAACGAAACATCGGCACTATCCATATCGCTGAGAACCAGGTTGTGTTGACGTTTTAGTGGTTGATTCGTTAAGTGAGAATATTATGACATGACTTTTTCAATTTGTCAAGTAAATTCTGTGGTCATGACGCAAGTTTTTTCACTTTTCTTGCGGATTCGCCCACAGCGGGTCAAACTTTTTCAGTTCACCTACAAAATAAGACTTAAACCTACAAAGTCATGAATCCTACAAAGACCTAGACCTTCTAGATTCTTAACCTACAAAATAATAAGACCCAACTAGAGTCAGTGCCGCGAAGGGCCACTACAGTAGTAAGGCTACAGTAACAATATGATCTACTAGAATCATCTAAACCCCTCTTAGAGTATTACAATAGTATGTTACAACAGTGTCTTCATTCTTGCAGTAAGATGATTATTTTTGATATGTTTATCAAATAATGATCAGATTAGTGTAGTGTAGATCACTGTTGTATGTTCCTATTGTATTGCCCCCTTACCCCCACATTATAGGCTGATTCGGTGCGTTTTGTCAAGCAAAAAGTGAAGGTGGTGCGAAAATAAATAAAAATAAAGTTGAAGTGTTGCACAAACCACACAAGTTACTGCCGGGCTTCTCGGCTGGTTCTTCCGCCCATTGGTAGATACTGTTGCAATTATGCCACACGTTAACTTGGCTTAGGGTTCTAGATTTTTTTTTTGTTTCTGCTGCTTAAGGCTATCAAGAGTTTTTCTCCAGAATAAAGCAAGTTTTTATTCCATGGAGATGACGAAAGTAAAATGACTGCAGAGGGTAGATTTTTTTTGTCTAGGAATTCGGTCGTGCTGCCCAACCGCCGGTCAAACGAATCATTATAAAACGGGGGGCCCCATT